TCATAGCACCTTGATCCACTGGGCCGGGCGACCCTTGCTTTGTAAGGCCATCATCTCAATCAGCCCGGCCTCAGCCAGGGTGCGCAATACGCCGTCGCGCTGGCGGTGGTCCATGAACTGGGTGCGCCTGGTGAAGTCGCTCTTGGACATGCCGGCCATGCCCGCATCCCGCAAGATCTGCATGGCCCGCTTGTGGTGGGACTCGACCTGGTTCTCGGACACCCGCGCAGATGCTTCGCGGATGGTGAGTTCGGCACAGTGGCGCGAGAGCATGATCCCCCACTCGGCATCGTGATCCTCGATCTGGGGGTCCACTGGGTCACGCGAGACCGCACGAATGAGCGCCAGCTTGGTGGCGTTTTCCTCGATCCGGGCCAGGATGGAGGAGTAACCGGTGCCTCGTGAGGTGCGAAGGCGCTCGACCAACTCCTGGTCAAGCTGGCGGAAGGTGGCTCTGGCTTGCGGGGTCATCGGGACCACGCGGGGATCCACCAGCACCTCATCAATGGCACCCACATCCGTGAGATTGCCATTGAGCTTGCCCCCTCCCTGGTGGATAAGGATCAGCCGGTCAATCAGGTCTTGGGGCGGATCGATGACGCCAAACGCCTCGTTGCTGTCCGGGAAGTCGTCCTCGCTTTCCATGATCAGAAAGCGGGCAAGCGATCCGTCCGCCACGTTGGACGCCTGCAGCGCCTGCCAAAAGTGCAAAGGCGTCGTGGTGCCATAGATGCAGGCGCACGGCTGGTGAATAGCCCGGTGGGCGTTGTTGTGTTGGGTGCTGGCGTACTCGACCCCGAAATAGGTGGTGCCCGAGGTGGTGTAAAGCTCAGTCATCAGGTCCAGGATCTCGCACACATAGCGCGGCGAACGCTTGCGGTCGGCCGCTGCCGAGAGAAACATCCCGAACTCATCGAGCTGGAACAGGATCGCGGGCTGGCGCTGGATGGCCGTCAGTAGGCCTGAGCCCGATGCGATCTTGTTGCCACCCAGGTACTGCAGCAGGTTGGCCTTGCGGAACAGTTCGTTGATCACCACACGGCTGTGGTTTTTGCCGGCCCCGCTTTCGGCGATGCCGACCACATAGAGGTTAGACCGGATGTTGCTCTCGGTTCGGTACTTGCGCCCCATCAGTGCCCCGATCGCACACAGGCTCGCACCGAGTGCGAGCACCGGCTGAGGGCGTTTGGCCGTCGCTGCCATCAAAGCCATCATGTCTGCAATCACACCCCCCACCTGATCCCAACCGACCGGCATGGGCTTGGGTGGCGGCAGCGAGATTTCCTGCGACTCAATAGAAATAGGGTCAGCGGCTTGCAGCGCCTGCAGAAACTCACGCGCCGGGTGGTGCCCGTTCATGACGATTTCACCGTTCAACTGCATCTCAGCGTCGGGCTCCCACCCGTTGTCCAGCGCCAGCTTATAAATCGTGCCGGCGCCTATGCGCTGGGGGGCGAAGCTGCGCCAACTGCGCGCCGTCGTCTTGGGGTCGTTCTTCTGGGAGCTTTCGGACCATGCCTCAAACAAAGGCCAACCCTCATCGCCGAGCGCTCCCTTGGTGGCCATCCCGATACGGACCCAACTGTCGTAATCCAGATCGGCATTGACGATGTGCCTGAGGGCATCTTCAACAGCCTCATAGGTGCCACGCTGCTCAGGAAGGTTGGCGCACTCCATCGGCGCACGCAGGCCGACGCCCAGGGTCTTGGGACGCAAATCAGCCGGAATCAGGCGGTATGCCTCCTTGGCGAACTCCCGAGCCTGGGCCACCGTGATGCCGGGCAAGTCATCAGGACTCAGGTCAGCCAAGGTGCTCACTGGCCAGTCATAGGGCTTGCCGGTGTCAGGGTGGATGCCATAGGCGATGAACTGCTGGCCGACCCCCAGCACCTCGATGGGCGGGTACTTGAATCCGGAAAACGGCTGAATGGCCCGGTAGACCAGCAGGCGCTTGGGTGCATTGCCAATGCGAACCGCAGGTGTGTCGCCCAGCATCCGCTTGGCCAGCGCCTCGATCTCAAGCGCAATGGTGGGCGAATCGAGGATGTCGATGTCAATGCCGATCACCCGGCCCGCGGCAATGCCGATGCCGGCTTCAGGCCAGTTGCCCCAGATATCGACCTCGTTGTCGGTGGTGTCACGCTCGCAATGTCGGCTCCACTTGGGGTACTCATGCCAAGCGCCAAGCTTGTAAAGACCCGGCTTCTTGGTGTTGGGTTGAATCGGCAGGATCGGAAAGCCGCGATCGACCAGGGTGGCGCCCAGCTGCGCCATGTAATTCTTGTTTGTCATGGCGCTCCTTAAAACGGTGGGTCATCGGCATAGGCCTGGCGCAAAAAGTCTTGAAATGCGGTGACGGTCACATCAATGAGCGTCGCCCACTCCTGCTCGGTCCAGCTTGCCAGGTCGGTCTTGCCGATCTCCTCGACATAGGCGCCCGCGCTCATGCCAGCGGCTGCCAGCGCATTGGTTTCGTGTTTGTTTGGATCGATCATTCCCTTCAACCTTGCAGTGATGTTCTGGCAGCGCCGAGAGCACTGTTTGCTGTCTGGCGCGTCCACACGGATGTAGCGAGGTGCGAATCCATAGCCGCGAGCATCCCTGCGGCAGATCACGCACATCATGAAAACCGGGCTCCGACGACCTCGGTGTAGCGACCGCTCGGGCGCACGGCGATCTCGGAGGGGCAGCGCAGCTTGGCTGCGCAGGCGATCGCCTCATCCACCCGGCGGGGCAACGGCAAGCCTTGGGCACGGTTGGCCCACCAGGAGGCCGCCTTCTGGCGCGGATAGCCCTGGTGCTCGATGCAGATCCACTCGCTGTGATGCGTGAGCCCACTCCAGTAGTCCACGCGCAATGACGGTGGCTTGCCAGGCTTGTCGTGTCGCGCGTAGGAAACCCGGGTCACAGGCACCCACTCGGATTTGCCGGAGGTCAGAATGTCCAGGTTGCTGGCCTTGGCCTCGATCTTGAGTTCGGGCGGCGGGAACACATGCCCGCAATCAGGACAGGTGCGCACCGAGGCGTGCACGATGCTGTCGCACTCGGGGCAGGCCTTGGTGGGTGCAACGCCATCCTCACCGCCCTTGGGTCGCTTGGGCTTGACGGCATCAATGGGGCCGTGGCGGGCAATGTTGCCGGCAAAGTCCAACACCAGGCAGTCGGTCTTGCCAGGCGCCAGCCGGCAGCCGCGACCCACGATCTGGACATACAGCCCTGCCGACTTCGTTGGACGCAGCATTGCGAGTAGGTCCACACCTGGGGCGTTGAACCCGGTGGTGAGCACATTGGCGTTGGTCAGGCATTGAATCCTGCCAGCCTTGAAGTCATTGATGATGGACTCGCGCTGCGCACCGGGTGTGTCCCCGACGATGGTCTCGCAGCTCACGCCACGCGCACGAATCGCATCGCGCACATGGTAGGCATGGTCCACACCGGCACAGAAGATGAGCCAACTCTTGCGGTCCTTGCCGTAGGAGAAGATTTCGTCAACGGCAGCCTGGGTGATCGAGTCCTTGTCGACCGCCGCCTCCAGATCCTTGGCAATGAACTCGCCGCCACGGGTGCCCACGCCGGTCAGGTCAATCTGGGTGGCCATGCGCTTGGAGATCAGCGGGGAGAGGTAGCCCTGGTCGATCAACTCGCGCACCGACACCTCATAGGCAATGTCAGTGAAGATGGCGTCATCGCCTTCATGCAGGAGTCCGGAGTCCAGCCGGTACGGCGTAGCGGTCAGGCCGATGACCTTCATCTGGGGGTTGAGCCGGGCCAGGTCAGACAAAAAGCGCCGGTACATGGTGTTGCTCGAGCGCGGAATCAGGTGCGCCTCGTCAATGAGCACCAGGTCACACTGCTGGACGTCATAGACCCGCTTGTGGATCGACTGGATGCCAGCAAAAAGGATCCGGGCATGGATGTCACGCTGCTTGAGACCGGCCGAATAGATGCCCGCGGGGGCCTGTGGCCAGAGCTTCTTGAGTTCGGTGTAGTTCTGCTCGATCAACTCCCGCACATGGGTCACGATCAGGATGCGCTGGTCCGAATAGGCCTTGAGCACGCCCTCTACGAAGGTGGCCATCACCAGTGACTTGCCGCCAGCAGTGGGGATCACCACCAGCGGGTTGCCGGTGTCCTCATGGAAGTAGTTGTAGATGCCTTGAATGGCACCGCTTTGATAGGGGCGAAGGGTCAGGCTCATGCTCGTGCTCCTTAAAAGGTGTTCGCATACTTGGTTCTTCCGGTGTCGCGCCAGCGATTCCCATTGGCGAACTCGTACTCGACCCAGTCCTCGCCTGCGTCGACCTGCTGGCCCGGTACCAGCGATGGAATGAAGAGGTGCATGGCGCAGGCAGCACGCTGGTCAGCCTCGGTCAACAGGCGGTCGTGACGTGCGCAGTGCCACCCACCGTCGACGGGTGTCGCATGCAGGCAGGTTCGACAATTGATCTCGGGGGCTGCAGCCTCTGCTGAACCCGCGTGGCAGACCGGTGCGTGGTCACACATGCGGCACTGGTACCAGGCTGGATCCGTACTGATACGCGGCGGTGGGGTGGCCGCGAAGATGACTCGCTCCGCCTTGGCCAATAAGCCCTGCGCAAAAGCCGGATCTGCCTCGACCCGCTCGACGTAAACGTCGTCGGTGTCCTTGCAGACCGCCAGGTACATCGCACGGGTCAAGCCCATGAGGTGCATGTAGGTCTGCATCTGGGCAAAGTGCAGCGGCTTGCTCTCGCGCACCTTCTTGGCCATCAGGTCGTTGAAGCTCTTGACCGAGTGCGTCTTGAACTCGAGCACGTGCCAGGTCTTGGGCGCCTCCAGCAGGTTGATGGCCACGCCATCGAGCGAGCCCCCAAAGTGGCCACCATGGGCTTGAACCCGAAACTGGCGACCCGTGTCCGGATCAACTTCGAGAACTGTCGCGCCAGTGCGGCGCAGGTTTTGAACCAGTCGGGCTTCTTCCAACTGGCCGGTTTCAAAAAGGCGCAAGAGTCGGCCAGGATGCTGGGCGCGGGTGACCCAGCGGAAATCAAACCAGAGGGCGCGCTCACATTCCTTGCCGATCAGCGACGCGCCAAGATGGGCACGAAACCCGTCTCCCGCGTCGGCTTCATAGGCAGCGAAGATCGCCTCTCGGGTGGGGCTGGTGATGCTGGGCAATTCAGCCATGCTGCACCCCCTGCTTGGCGTGAAGCTCCCGGGCTCGGGTCACCGCTGACTGCCAGCGCTCATCGTCGCAGTCGGCACGCAGCACCTCAATCAGCGCATCCTTGAACCGCTCTCGGTGGCCCCCAGGCTCAGCGGAGTTGAGCTTGGCCATGTGAGCGGTCAGCTGCGCCAACTCCTGCTGTTTCAGGCGCAGCGCCGTCTTGGCACGGTGAAACCAGGTGGCATCGAGCGACTTCTTCTCTGTCTGTCGACGGATGTCGGTCGTGGCGATCTGGATCCGTATGGACGCGATCTCATCTTGAAGCACGGCCAACCTCTCGCGGCAGCCCTGCAAGGTGCCGGGCAGTCGGATCGGCGTGGCCGCTGGAGCGTGCTCATGCATGCCCGGGTCCTCCTTACGCCTGGCGCTTCCAGGGCAGCCCGTTGGCCGCGGGGGTGGCGGTGGGGGCGGCCGTGATGGGGAGTGCAGCAACAGGGGCTGAGGGAGGAGTAAATGGCTGTGTGGGCTGAGCGACAGCTCCGCTAGTACCGCCTCGCGGCAGATAGCGGATGGAGTTGGACTCACCGTACAAGCCCTTGGGCGGACGCACCCGCACATCAAGGGTGATCGGGATCAGATGCAACTGCTCGGAGTTACTCACCTGCATCTTGCCCACGGCGCGGCAAATCGACGACAGCGTGCGCTTGGCGATCTCTACCGTGTCGGGATTGGCATTGACCAGATTGAGTCGGTCGAAAAGTTTGCGACCGGCGTACTGACCCTCAAGGATGTCGACTTCCAGATACAGGTACTGGCCGGTGCCGTCTTTGGTAGGGCGCATTTCGCTGGCGACGATCTGGCCGAGGTACTTGCCCGGGGGCAGTACGTCGTAACTGGTGCTGGGCGCGACAGAGGATGCGTCGAAGGTTTGTCCGAATGAAGCCATGGTGATTTCTCCTTTTTCAGGTGCGGGTGGTGGTGGAAGGGATCAGGGTGGGATGCAAGGTTTCAGGCATGGCCTGCGCAAAGGCAGACCACTCAAGGGGAAGCGTGTCGGGCAGGTCGTAGCGGTTCTTGGCCAGGAACGCTGGGCGTTCGACCGTGTGAATCACACGCTCGCCGGAGCCCACGGCACGGCTGACCTTCTTGTTGAAGCCGACGTCCGCCTTGACGGTGGAAATCCGGTAATTGGCGAACAGCACGACATCCGAGTGCTCTTGCAGCAATGCCGCGGCGCGGGCATGGAGCTTGATCACGTAACGGTCGTAGGGGTCGTGCTCAGGCGAGTCGAATCGCTTGATGTCGGTGTGCGCGATCTGCACCACGGTCATGCCGCGGTCGTCGCGTAGGGCGTTGAGGCCATCGATGTACTGGCGCCAGAGGTTCAGGGCCGCAACGTAGCCCTTGCCGTAACCGGCGTCCTCGATCGAGTTCCAGCCGTTGTCGCGGCAGGCTTTGGCCCAGACCAGCGGTTCGAGCCAGTCCACGCTGTCGATCACGACCGTGGCGAAGTCATGCTGCTCGGTGTAGAGCGCTGCCAGCGCCTCCATCACTTCGTCGAAGGTCCGAGACAGCGGAAAATTCGCCGCAGAGTTGGTGCCCAGCCCATCTTCGGTCTGGATAAACACGGGTTTGTTGGCCTGGCCGGCAAAGGTGGTCTTACCGACCCCAGCAACACCGTGAATCAGCACCCTGGGCGGCTTGGGTGTGCCCGCCCGATTGAGTTGTGCAAGGGAGATAGCCATCAGACGTCCTCCCCGAACTTGCTGTCATTTGCCGCCTCAGGCCCAGCACCGTCCACGATGCGCTCGAGCTTGTAGGTGGGCTTGCCGGCTTTGAGGGTGCGAGCGGGTTCAAACAGTTGGCGCACTGCTGGCGGCCAGGCTGTGTACTTTGCCTCGGCGACCTTGACCTCCAGGCTCACGTAGTCCTCGGGGTTTTCGCCCCACTTGCGCAGGGCCTCGACGGCTTCCTTGAGCTTGCGTTGGTCGTATTCAGTCCGCTTTGGCAAGTCCGCCACAACGGTGAACCCGTCGTCGGAGAACCGCACCGTACCGGTGGACCTACCAGCGTCCTGGCGCAACTGGTGCGCACGCTCACCGAAGCGGCGGTGCAGCACGCCTTGCAGGAACTGCCTGTAATGGCAAGCGGTATCTTCGGTGTCAGACACCTTACGGATGAGGCGGTCGAGGTCCGCCAGTGGCAGGTTTTCAAGCTCTGCCATCACAAAGTTGCCCACCTCGTCGAGGGCATCGGGTTCAGGGATCATGGGGACTCTCTTTCTCAGTGGGTGCCGGTGGCGGGCACGGGGGATGGCGTACCAACCTGGCGCAGGCGGGTGCGGATTTCGGGGGGTGTGAGGGTGGTGGCAGATCGCACGGCGATGTAGCGGTAATGGCCGTCGGCCACCTTCAGACTGAACAGGTGGACCAGACCAAGTTCGCAGGCGATCCACATGCGCCGGGCGACCGAATGCAGACGGTTTCGCTCCTTTGCGGGGAGCCCGCTACCCGTATCGGAGCGGTCCATCATCAAGAAGCCCTCGTGGTACTGAATCGACTGGCCAACCAGGGCATTAGCGATCCAGTCACAGGCAGCAGCCTCGGTAAGTTTTTCCGCGGGCACATACACCGGTGGGGTAGCCACGCCGGCGTTAACGCCCAGCCCAAGGTGGCTGCGCGTGGTATCGACAATAGGTTTTGCGTTCAACATCAAATCTCCAGGCGTGAGTTGGCCTACCACCACCGCCCAGAAGGGCGCGGCGTTTGTTTACTTCGTGAAGGTTCTTACCGGGCGAGGGGGCTGTTTTTCTCAGCCACCCCGCGATCGGTCAGGCGGCCGGCCGTATACCGAACATGCGCAGGTGCATCTGCAAGTCGGCTACACGGCGGTAGAAGGTGGCGCTCGGAACGCCAGACGCCTTGGCGGCTGCAGCCAGATCGCGGTGATTGGCGAGCAGATCCAACAGGCAGCGCTGATCACCACTCATGTAGGCAAGTGCTGCCATCACGTCGTGCCGGGTCTCAGCGTCAGGAAGCAGGTCCATGTTCTCGCCCCAGAACCATGTAATCTCGGCGGGGAGCATGGGATTTGACGACCCACCGTCTTCGTCATTGGCGGCGTTCTGGCTGGGTGCGAAGTCGTGAATTGCGCGGTCAATGGCGACGACCTCCAGGGTGTCGACATATTCCGGTTCAGAAAACACCAGCCTCTGCCGGTCAGCTTTTCTGGCGTTCAAAAAATCAGTGGTGCAGTGCGCTGAGACAGTCCCGGTGAAAGTACCAGGTGCCCCACGGCTGGGGTCAAACTGCTTTTTGCGCCTGTAGATGTCACACAGGATCTCCTGACAAAGATCCTCACGCTCGGCAGGGGCCAGCCCAGCGGTCAGCGCTGCCCTATATGCACGAGTTTTGGCGGCATTCACCGCAGCCTCGTAGAAGGGGTCATTGGCCGCCGAATGGACGCCCTTTTTACGAGTTCCAGTTGACGCGTCTGCGTTGGGGTTCTTGGGGGTAACTCCAGGCTTGATTTCCGTTGGCAACATGTTTTTCCTTTTCCGTGTTCGTGTACATGAAGCCATTGGACCGGGGTTACTTCATGAAGGCACCGCAATTGCGTTTTTGGCTACCGCAGTTGCGGTGGGCCTGTTGATCTTTCCTTATTGATTGAGGCTCTTTTTGCCCTGGGCAAACTTCTCTTCCAAGCCACGCCTTGAAATCCCAGGCTTGCCGTCGTAATCGGCAAGAATGTGGTCGATCACCGCGGATTGGCTGTTGAAAACCGAGTTGGACTTACCTGCTGGGGTCTTGCCGAGAATTACTGAAACCATGGCGCCAATGATGTTCAGGTAAGTGGTTTGAGCCCTGGGACCGGGGTCTTGTGGGCTGTTGACTGGCGCCGCGATTGCATCGAGACCAGCGACAAGACGATCGCGTTCAGCAGCAAGGCCATCGCGTTCACTGATGAGACCGTCACGCTCAGACCTGAGCTTCCGATATTCCTCGGCCGCCTTTTCAAGACGGGCCCGAAGAGCGTCACGATCCGCTTGCAGAGAGCGGTAGGCGTCAGCGTTGATAGCGGAGTGAGTGTTGCGCTCGATTTCGTCAAACAGGAACGCGGGCTTGTCTGACGGGAACTGCGCCGCGATCCAGTCTTTCAGGTGTTGACGCGAAACGTGCCTGCGCTCGTTGGCAACATGCTCTTGAACCACCTTGCCATTTTCTCGGCTGCAGGGCAGTAGACCCTTCTCGATTGCGTCATGAATAGCCCGGCACCGCGGCTCAAGGCACTTGATGTACGGATGCTTGAAGACGCCCCTGGAACTCTCGGTACTGATACGCAGGGCTTCATCAATTTCATCGGGCGGGATCCCACACCAAAGCGCTGCGGCTACCGGGACGCGGTAAACGGTGAAATAGGCCTGGACTGCCTCACAACTGTCGTTTTCCCATGGTTTCTTGCTCATACGGTTCTCTTTTCATTTGCATGCCGTTACCGGCGTTCCTTTTGCGTTTTTGGTTCCTTGCTGCAACACGGTGCTGTGGGCAGATCAGTCAGTTCAGACCTCTGTGGACTCCGCTGCAGCAGCGGCAGGTGCTTTGGCTGGCTCCATGTCCTTTGCCCCAATCTCGATGGCGCGGGTCTGCAACTGACGGAAAGTGCCTTCCTGGATACGGTCCTTGAGTTGCCAGACCACCTTGTGGGGGTTGAGCAGCAGTACGTAATGGAAAGGCCCCGCTGACCCCTCCTTGGCATCGATGAAGCCGAGTTCGACCAAAGAGCGCATCCGGTCTTTCCAAGTGCTCAGCGCCCGCTCACCAGAAAAACCAGCCTCTACTGCCAAGGTCATGGGGTTATCAATGACCAGCAGCGAGTGATCAAAGGTTCGGCACCACATGACGAAGTAGGTACTGCCTGCGGGCTTGTTCTTGGTGAGCGCATCGATGATGTTCATCACCAGCGGCATGGTTCGCGGGATCGTGGTGAACCCGCTGACAGCCTTGCGGTTCCAGAGCATCTGCTCGTCGAGGTCGGGCCAAACGCTGTCGCGCAGGGCCTTGGCTTTCTCCTGCGCCTTGGAGATCTTTTTGGCGGCGGCTGCGTTGGAAATGTTCATTGGGGGCTCCCGTGAAAGTGCTTGTGCGATGGGGAAATTCTAAGCCACGGAAGAGCCAACTCACAATGAGAAAAGCAGCTCAATCTAGCTCCAGTGAGCGTCCGTTACCGCCAACTCAACATCTGAGTAGATATCCCTGGAAGACTCTACAATCACGTGAGATGTTTTGTTTCACGTCTGAATTTTGCTGTTTTTCTATATAAATCAATCACTTACAATTTTTTTGCTGTATTCACTGTGTTCCGTAATCAAGTTTCAACGTAATCATCGTTATCGCGTGCCGACCCCGGGAGCTGTCACGATGGACTCCAGATCCGGTTTTACGGGCGTGACGGACGCGCTGTCGGGTGGTTGGCTGCCGAGTACAGGCGAGTGAGAAAACACCCAGGCTGCGCCGGTATGAACCTTCATGCCAGCCGAATCTCCACGCCCCACACCCAAAAAGCCCCCCGCGAAGCCCCCAGCAGCCGTTGTGGGGGCGATCCTGGCTCTGGCCGTCATCCGCCTGCACGACCGCCGTGATGGACTTGATAACCTGACCGAACAGAGCGTTAGTACGGGGTGTCCTGACCACCAAGGAGAACCCCAGTGACCGAATCCGTTGTGGCCCGCGTGGCCGCCCTCAAGACTGTCAGCACCGCCGAACTCAAGCAGACTTGGCGGGACCTTTTCCACCAGGAGCCGCCGCCCTTCAATCGCCGCTTCCTTGAAACCCGCCTGGCGTACCGCATCCAGGAGTTGGCCTACGGCGGCCTCAAGCGCGAGAGCGTCAAGCGCCTTGAACTGCTCGGCGAGCAACTGGATGGGGGTAAGCTGGAGGTCCGGCGCCGCCGCCTCGACAACCGGCCCATCGCAGGGACCCGTCTGATCCGTGAATGGCAAGGCACCCCTTTCGAGGTGCTGGTCTGCGTCGACCACTTTGATTACAACGGTAGGCGGTACAAGTCGCTGTCGAGCATCGCCCGCGCGATCACCGGTACCAACCGCAACGGTTGGGCGTTTTTCGGTCTTGGCTCGGCAAGGAGCGCGTGATGACGGCGGAGCGTCGCCTGATCTGCGCGATCTACACGCGCAAGTCCACCGAAGAAGGGCTTGATCAAAACTTCAACTCGCTCGACGCCCAGCGGGACGCTTGCGAAAACTTCATCGCCAGCCAGAAATCAGAAGGCTGGATGATGGCGCGCGAGCGCTACGACGACGGGGGCTACTCCGGCGGCAACATGGAACGGCCCGGCTTGAAGAAACTGCTTGATGACGTCCGATCCGGCATGGTCGACATCATCGTCGTCTACAAGATCGACAGGCTGTCGCGCTCACTGGCCGACTTCGCCAAGTTGGTCGAGATCTTCGACGAGCACAAGGTCACCTTTGTATCGGTGACCCAGGCGTTCAACACAACCACATCCATGGGCCGACTGACGCTCAACATCCTGCTGTCCTTTGCCCAGTTCGAACGAGAATTGGCTGGCGAGCGAGTGCGCGACAAGATTGCAGCCTCACGCCAGCGCGGTATCTGGATGGGTGGAATGCCACCCCTGGGATACGACGTTGCCGACCGAAAGCTGATTGCGAACGCCGCCGAGGCGAAGATCGTTCGTGAGGTGTTCACGCGTTTTGCGGCAACGCCATCGATGTCAACCCTTGTCAGAGACCTGCGGGCGCGAGGGGTCACGTCTAAGGCGTGGACCACAGCCAAGGGCATCGAGCGCAAGGGCAAACTGATCACCAAGGGGCACGTCTACAAGATGTTCAAGAACCCGGTCTACATCGGCATGGCCGCCTACAAGGGCAAGCAGTTCCCCGGCGAACACCAGCCCATCATTGACCAGGAGTTGTGGGACACAGTGCAGGCGTTACTCAAGGCTGGAGACAAGCATGTCAAAGGCGGTACACAGTGGCGCAACGCGACATCGCCAACACTTCTGCGCGGTCTGCTGTTTTCACCAGAAGGCCGCGCCTTCACACCAGCCTGGACCAGCAAGGGGCCCAAGCAATACCGGTACTACGTCAACACCGACTCGATCAAGCTGGGCAAAGAGGCCTGCGAGGTCTGTCGAGTGCCAGCCGGCGAAATCGAGGGGGTAGTGGTTGAACAACTGCGTGGGATGCTTCGCTCCCCGGAAGTTCTGTCGCAAGCGGTGCACGAGGTCACATTGGCCCGCCCTGACATCAGCGAAACCGAAGCAATCCGTCACCTGCAATCCATTGATGAAGTTTGGGAGCACCTGTTCCCCGCTGAGCAGGCCCGCATTGCACACGCATTGATTGAGAGGATCACCGTCCGAAAAGATGGAATCAGCATCAAGTGGCACACGAAAGGTATGCCGAAATTCCTGCGTGATTCGGTCACGCAGCCCACTTACCGGGAGGCCGCATGA